AAGATTTGACTGTGTAGTTAACGGAGATTCTATATAACTATTAATGAGTCTATCATTACAAGTTAAGTTAATATTAGAATCACTCAATAAGTGTACAGGCATTCTTAAAATCTGTTGTATTTCCTTTTTTGTTAAAGTAAATTCATTTGCTTGTATGAAAGAAGAGTCACTTAATGCATATTTTGGGGCACATAAAATATACATTAGTATATCGTCTCTATTAAAATCATCTCCGGCTTGGAATGTGATACTACTTTCATCAATATGTTTTACTGATCCGTTCAATACAAATTCAGATTGTATGAATAGATCAGAAAGAGTGTTCACTTTAACTATTTCTTCAAATTCTAATTCTCTCATGATCTCTGATAGTTTATTCACTTTCATGAGTACCCTAACACAATCATATTCATCAGGATTTTCTTTCAAATCGGTAGAGTCGAAATTTTTAACAACATTTCTCCACTTTATTATAGAATTACCTGACCCTTCAATTATATTGGCTATCTTGTGCGAATTAACAAATCGAACTATATTAAACAACATTTTCGGTAATTCGTTGATGTCTGCTAAGATATACTCTGCTAATGAATATGAAGTGTTCTTATCAGTTAAGACATTAATCAAACCGAACATATCATTGCATATATACTTTGTAATAGCTTTTGCAGCGTCATCAACGTCTACACTTGAATGGATCCCGCATAAAGACTTAACTTTGCGGATATTCTGGAAAGATAATCCAGAAATCTTTGCACTGACCATAGAAATGTAATATGAATATAAAATTGAGAAGAAGAAATTAAAGGTGACATCACCAATAAGTACCTCGTCTCGTCTAATAATAATACCTGGATAAAATTCTTGTGGCTTAAGCTTAAATGGATTAATAATTTTTTGAGTCATACAGATAATTGCTACATATATATACACCTTACCTAGAATGCTCTCCATCCGACAGATAAAAAATAAATAATAGGAAAAACTTGCGTGACCATCCGTCCCATAGAATCTATTATTTTAAAAACTGGATTTGACTGATTATGACATTTATCTCTTAGATATTTATCAAACTTTAAAAATCTTTTAAATAATTCATTACTATTATTTAATTGAAATATTAAGCTTAAATACCTAGAAATTATTCTGTCTGCACCCGCTTCTTCAACAGTTCTTTCAGGATACACTGTTCTAACATAAACCCAAGAGTTTAGTTGTTTCGGTGTATTACGACAATCCCATAAGAAACCTAGAAATTCAATGTCGTCTTTTCCTTTAGATATTAAGGAGTTTGATAGTTTGATATGAAGATTAAACAATAAGAAAATTTCTTGGATTTGTTTTTTGTCATCTTCTTCAATAACACAGACAAAATCGTCACCTTGAACCAGAACTTCATCTTTATTCGGAAACCTATTATACAATACATTATAACTATAGCATATTACACTATAAATTACAAAAGTATTGAAAATTGAAGTAATCCAGGAACCTGATGTAGTAGATCCATGTGTGAAATTGATTTTATCTTTTCTGAGAATGGGTGTAAAACAAAGATAATTACCTAAACTCAGAATTGCATTTTTAATATATTCATTCGGGGAACTGCCGGCGATAGTATCAAATAATATTCGGTGAAAGTGAGCTGGGATGCTTTTGTCACATCCTCTTATATCACCACACATTACAACACGATCCGTCTTAATCGCTTTGTCTCTAATCTTACTAACTAATTTTGAAACCTCTGATCTTGTCAAACCAAGTGTACATATATCTTTTAATGATCTCTTAAAATTATTAACAAAATAAGTAAGATATTTCACTTCGAGTGCACAAATGAAATGAGAGACACCAAATATCTGTCTAATTTTATAAGTAACATTATAAAAACCCTTTGACCTACGGTCTTCTTTCATTTTAGCTGTAAATCTGTGGAATATTGTAGTAGGAAATTGTTGTAAATAAAGTATCTTCTTATCAAGCCGAATCATTGAATCAAAAAAGGTCATCTCACTAATAACTGCATCTATATTATCTTCCGTTCCTTTCTTCTGATACCTAGGATAACATGAAGAAGTATCTTTGGGTAAGGTATCAATACAAACTTTATAATCATTAATGGAATAATAAGGATCTAAAGACTCAAATAAGGAAGTAGTATAGGCTAGAACTTTATTTAAGATTATTAGGTCAATGAACCTCATTTGACACGATTTCTTCTTCTCGTAATGAGAAACTTCATACGCATCAAAGCTGTCAACATCAC